AAAAAAATATTAAAATGGATATTAAGAGACGAATATTGGAGAAAGATGATTTAAATCAAATTATAAAATTATATAAAAAAAATAATTCAGATGAAGATACTGAGGAAGACAATTCTGAAGAAGATTCAGATGAAGAAGATGATTCTGATGAAGAAGATGAAAAAAAAGAAGATAAAGAAGACAGTGAAGAAGACAGTAAAGAAGACGGCGAAGAAGACGGCGAAGAAGACGGCGAAGAAGACGGCGAAGAAGACGAAGAAGAAGGAAAACCTCCTATTTTTATAGCTTTTTAAAGTTTAATCTATTTTATAATATATAAAAACTTCACTATTATATAATTTATAATAATGACATTTTATAATAACGTAATACCTAATCTTTACATAGGTTCAGTTGAAGCATCAACTGATTTTGAATTTATACAGAAAAATAATATATCACTTATAGTTAATTGTTCTAAAGATATTGAAAATAAATTTTCATTAAATTTATTAAAGCCTATTGAATCTGCACCTAAAATAGTTCAAGATTGGTTATTTGATAATAGTTTTTATATAAAATATTATCGAGTTCCAATTGATGATAATGGAAAAAAAGAAGAAATAGATAATTTTTATAAATTAGTAAAAGAACTATTACCTATTATTGAAATAGAATATAACAAAGGAAAATGTATTTTAGTACATTGTTTAGCTGGTAATCAAAGATCAGCAGCTTTTATTTGTGCATTTTTAATGTACGTAAAGAAATTTAGATTAGAAGAAGCTATATCTTATTTATTGGAAAAGAAGCCAAATGTATTTTTTTTTGGAAGTCAAATAAATTTTAAAGATTCTCTTAATAAATTAGATAATGATCTAAATAAAATAAGTTCTTAGTTTATTTTCAGCAGCAGTTGAATTTACTTTAGTATTTTTAATTTTTTGTATAATTTTAGTTGTTTTGGAATCATATTTTTCCATGTTTTTTATATTATTTAAACTGACATTTACTTGTTCTGATATTGGAACATTAACTTGAGAATTTACAGAAACAGGAATATTAACTTGAGAATTTACAGAAACAGGAATATTAACTTCTTCAGATAATGGAATATTAACCGCAATATTTACAGGAATATTTTGTTGCTGTGATAATGCCATATTATTTAAAACATTGTTTTTAACGTTATTTGGAATTTTATTTAATACATTAGATATAGTAATTTTTTTATTATTATTATTATTCTTTAAATTATTTTTATTTAACATAATTTCATTTATGTTATTTAAAAAAGAATTATTAGATTCTATACTTTTTCTTAAATTTTCTAATAATTTTACTCTATCTTCTTTAGATAAATTCATTGATTTGTGAACAGTTAAAACAAGCGAATGTAATTTTTTAATAATATTTTTTAATTTATCTTTCTCTTTGGTATTAAATTCAATAATTTTTTTCTTTTCATTATTAAAATTTTTAATTTGTTCACTTAATGTTTTTACATTTACTTTTAATTTATCAATTAAATTATAAACAACATTTTTTGTTTTTGTTGTTAAATTTAAATTTAGATTCACATTATTTTTTTTTATATTATTTTCAATATTTTTTAAGTGATTAATTAAAGAATTGCTTGGAGGAGTTGAATTATTAACACTTTTATTTAGATTTGTATTTAAATTGTTTCTTTTTTCTGGGGTTAAACCTAATATACTATTTGCATTTGGAGATGAATTACTATACATATATATTAATGTATAATAATATTTTTTATAAGATAATAAATAAATAAATATTAAATATATTATTTTGTATTATGTGAAATATTAGTTGGATTTGCAGAAATATTTGAAAAACTAGCATCAATCATCGGTGAAATTTTATAATTTTGTGGTGCCTGAATATTTAATAAGGGATCTTGTTTTACAATTTTAACTTCTTTTCCATCGATACCTCTTAATATTTCATCTTTTAATACAGGATCAAAATTATTTTTTGTTTTAAAATATAAATACCATTTTTGAAAATTATCATCATTTGTAAATAAGTACATTAATGTTGCTTGACATCCATATTGTGCCGCATCTTGAAAAGATGGATTAAATATACCTGATTTTGCTTGATTATTATTTTGTTTTTCAATATTTGGTTCACTATAAAATAAATTTATATTTTTTTTATTTGTATTAATTAAATCATTTTTATTATAGTCTTGTGATAATCCAGGGCCATTTTCATATGAAAATTTAATATATTCTTTTTTATATAATTTTAAATTGAAATCATAATTTAAAGTATTTGTACTAGAGTTAATAATTTCATCTAAAACACATTTGGTAGGATATTTATTTGAAATAATTATTATTTTTCCTAAACATTCTTTTAATGTAGCATTTGATAAAGGAAAATCTCCATTTCTTCCACTAAAACTATATTTTTTATCAATTAAATATTTTGAAAAATATTTCATTAATAATTCATATATTCGAATATATAAGTATTTATTATCATCAAAATTAAAATTTAATATTAAAAATAATGGATAACTAATATCATTACATGTAGATAACCATGCATATTTATTAATAACTCCTAAACAATCTGAGAAATCAAGTTCTTTTGCACCTTTTTTCATATTTTCTTTTTTACATCTTACCACTGGTTCGGCATCAATATCATTTGGATCACTACTATTTGAATAAATATCAAGATGAATAATTCGTGCTTTATAATTTGTTAAGGCTATTTTAATTGCATTTAAATCAGGGGTTCCATTTAATGGAGAATCAGCTAAATATGTATAATATGATCCAGGATAATAAAAATCAGCTAATATAAGATCTTGATAATTACCAGTAACTGGATTTAAAAATGCAACTGGAATATTTCCTTTAAGTTTTAAATAATTGCTACCATGATTTTCTATTATATTATTAATTTGATTAAATTTATCTGAACATAAATTATCAAAATTATCTCCAATTGAATTTAATGAAGGATCACAATTTGGAGTAATAATTGAATAAGTATGTTCTTTTAAGTTATAAAATATAGATTTCATGCTAAAATAAGAAAGAATAATATATCCAATTAAAAATACTAATATAACAACAACAGAAATTATAAATTCTTCATTTAATAAATTTAATTTTGTAATTTTTTTATCTGACTCACATGGAAAATATTTTGCATAATCTGATGAATTTTTAAATAAGTTAAATATAAAAAATGATATAAATAAAATATAAAATATTATAGATACTACATAAAAAACTGTATTTAATACATTAGAATTTGATATAAATGAAATTTTATCATAAAAGCAAATAATATTAATAAATGATATAATACTAATAACAAAAATAATAAAAACAAGTATAAATATTTTATTTGTAATTACATCTGCTATTTTACCCCATGTAGAAGTACTTTCTACTTTTTTTACAACATTTTTATTAAAAAAACAATCATATATTCCATATGCTAAAATAATAAATAATAATAGTGAATTAATACATATCATAACTATTTTAATTGTATTATTATTAAAAGAATCATTAATAGAATCTATTAAATCTTTATCAAATGTAAAAAATACTTGAGGAATAACAATTGAATAATACATAAAAAAATAAATTGCAAAAAAAAGAGGGTAAATAATTATTTTAAATTTTTCAAGAAATGTTAAACATACTATTAAATATTTTAGTTTAAATTCATATAATACCTGTAAATAATTAGGACTCATTATTATATTATGAGATAATAAAAACTATTTTTTTTTTGAAAATTCAATATTTTTATATATATTTTCTATACTTTCTTTTTCAATAGTAATTTCTTTAAATTTATTATTTGAATCGCTAGTGTTTGAATCATTGGTATTTGAATCATTTGCATTGGTGTTTGCATTATCGACTTTAGAATAGATATTTTTTAAAGAGTTACTATCAGTATTTGTATTTATTTTATGTTTTTTTTCTATTTTTTTAGGTATTAAATTTAGAAATATTTCTAGTTGTTTATTTTTCTTCTCTTCTTTTTCATCAATTATATCTTTTTTTGTTTTATTTTTATAAACTAGTTCTTGGGGTACTAGTACAAAATCATTTTCTTCTATACTACAATATGGTTGCATGAAGTCTTTATATTCTGGATGTTTTGTATATTCAATTATATTAATATCTTCATTTAAAATTTCAGTATTCTTAATCTTTTTAGGAACAGTTAATTTTTTTTCCTGATTTAATAATTCATTATAATACTTTTTTCTTATTATCTTTTTCTCATCTTCTGAAAGTTTTACTTCAATATTTTTAATTATATTATAATACATACTATTAATATTTGCATTTGTTTGTATTATTAAATATTCAGTTTGATATAATGGAATACTCCAATTTAATTTTTTTCGAATAACATAAAAAGCAATAAAAATATAATATTTTCGACTATTTATTTTTGATACCTTAAAATTTTTTTTATATAAAGAATGTAGTTTATCTATTAAAATAAAGTTATTCTTTGAAATATTATTTTTAAAACTTAATATCATATTCCATATTATAAATACCCATAAATCATAATATGGATCAGATCCTAAGTCTTTATTACTGTAAACAATATTTTTTCCATTTAATTGATTAATAATACTCATATCTTTTTTAATAGAATCTTTCTTTAATTTTTCCTTTTTTTTATTATTTTCTATTTTTTCTAACCATAAATACCAATATATACAGTTTTCAAATGTTCCTTTTGATAAATTAGTAATAATTTCATTTAATGCAAATTTTGTATCATTTGGAGTTGTATTATAAACATAATCAGTTATACGATATAAGTTTTTAGATATAATTCTTTTTTTAATTTCACTTTGTTGAAATGATGTATGTGTAATAGATGGTAAACTTTTTTGAAGAAACAAATTATTTTTCTTTGTAATAGCTGAAATAGCAGTTAGTTCACAATATAAATTTCTTATTTCCTGTTCATTTCTAGTGAAAATTTCATGTTTTTTATTATATTTTTCAATAATCCTATTATATTCTTTTTCTCTTTTAAGCAAGTATATTAAAAATTTAGGATGGTTAATATGTATATATTTCATATATATCATATGTAAACAATTCCATATAACTTGATTTAATCCGGTACTATGTAATTCTGTACACCATCGGATTGCATCTTCTAATTTATTATTAATCATTGCATTTTGATAAGCAGCTACAACATCTGTTCTTTTATATCCACATATAGTAATTCCTTTGAAATCATTTGGATTTCGAGTGTCATGAATAACATATTGTTCTGGTATTTTTATTGTATCCATACCTATTATTATAATATTTTTATTGAAAGATGCCGAATAAAAATTGATAATATATTTCACAAAGAAGTAAATTAATATAATATTTTTTAAGTTAAATCATTTAAATGGAACAATTAGACTCTGTTTTAGATGAATGCAATGAAATATTGTTAGAATCTTGTCTACAAAATAGAAAATCATACTTCTATCTAAATGGACTTAAGATAAATGATATTGATGATGAATCAATTCTTTTATTCATTGAAAAGAATGGAAAATATATAAAAAAAATATATATTCAAAATAATTGTAGTATAATTAATGACGCAAGTCTTAATTTTATTGTTGATTCTTGTGAGAATTTAGAAGAATTCTATTATGATATAAACTTTAAATCATATATTGGATCTGGATTAACAGATAAAGGATTGTTATCTTTTTGTAATAGTAAATTAAAAAAGTTAATTATTTATTGTATTAAAAGAAATGAAAGTAGGTTAGAAATTACTCCTTATGCAGTAGATGCTTTATTAAAATATTGTTCTTCAATAAAAAAAATAGAAATAATTATTAATCATATAGATAATGGTAAAATAAGAGATATTTATTACTCTGTAAATAGTGGAATAAAAAATCCTTTATAGCTTGTTTTATTATTCTTTATACTCACTTATATAATTCTTTATAAAATATATGTCAAAATTGTATTGATTGCCCATTATTTTAATTATATTATCTGTTAATTCAGATTTATCTTTTATATTTAATATTTTATAGATTTTTTGGGGATAAATTTCAAATAATTTATGAATAATTTCGAACCATGCTTTTTTATTAAAATTAAAGAATATAATATTCTTTTTAAATTTAATCTCTTTATAGACTTTACTTCTACTTGCTTTCCATTTTAGGTGTAAATTATTATTTATTAATTCAATAATATCTTCTGTTTTAAGTCCTCTTGCATTTAATTTAATTTTAAATTCTTTTTCTAACTCTTCTATATATTTTTTACTAGGAATATATTTGTATCCATTTTTAATAACTTCATACATTTCATTATGCCAAAATTGTTTTGTGGTATGCATATTTTCTGGTGTAATTTTTTTAGGATATTTAGAAGAATCCATTACGATTGGAACTAATAAACTTAAAACTTGATTTAAATAAGTAGTTGGAAAATGATCTAAAATTCTAAATTCAATTCCTATTCTTTCATTTTCTAGTTTATTATTATATTCTTTTTGATCATATATTCTTTCATACAATATTTGTTTTGTTTTATTATTATAATATACTTCTACTAATTTATTATCTTTCATTAAATATTTTCGAGTCCATTTTTTGTCAAGAGGATAAAATAAATCAGACATATCTTTTGTACGAATATCTGCTCCTAATGAATAAAATTTATTAGTATTGCGATTAGTAAAGTTGCTATTAGTTTGTTTAGAAGGTGTAACAAACATTTTAGAACGAATACTTGTTTTATCAAATATCTTTGAAATATAATTATATATCTTAGTATTTTTGGATTCAATATTTCCAATATCTATTTTTTGATAAAGATTACTAGTAATATCACGATTTTGTAATTTATTATAATTAATAATTAAATCGCCTTTTAAATTATATACTTCGTCATAATAGTATTTTTTTACAAAAAATTTATTATTTTTAATAATATCATCTTCAGATAAATAGTAATAAATAATATCATGCTTTTTACCACCTTGTATTAATGATATATCAGAAGTACCATAGTTACAATATTGGTTTATAAATTGTCTTAAACTAGATTTGGAATATTTACCCGAATTAATAACAGTATTATAAGATGGACTTGAATAATGAGATGAAAGAAGTGGTTCTAATAGTTGTAACTTATTTGAAAGTGTTGCATGTATTTCTAAAAACTTTTTATTAGAAACTTTATTATTATAAGGTGCTGTTAACCAAATATGATATGAACCAGTATAATCTTCATTATTATTATTTCTATAACGAAGCTGTATAAAATCATATATAATAATATTTTTATCAATTGATCCAATATTATGGTACATTAATTCTCCATATATTTGTGTTATCTTATCAATGACTGGAATATTGTTAATAACCCAAAAAAAAGTTTTTTCTAGTTGAATTAAATCATCTAAAATAAGTTCATAACTTTTATTTTTGTATTCAACTGTTTTAAATTCAATAGCTTCTGTTGTGTTTGAATAATCATATTCTGGAAGTCTATTTTTATATAATACAAATAAATTCTTATAAAATGAATAATCATTTATTAGTAACATTTTGTTTATGCTGTCAAATTTAAATATTTCTTTAAAAACTAATATATGATTATTAATTTTATTAATAAAATCATCATGATTTAATTTTTTATATTCATTTGAATCATTTGTATAAATAATTATTTTAGGTAGATCTAAATAAGTAATAGTTTTATCAATAGTTGGGGTTATTTCAGTAATGCACTCAATATCTATAATATTCACTTTATTAACTAATTTTTTAATATAATCATATGCTAAATATTCTGTTTTATTTGTATATAATTTTTGTAATTCTTCTTCTAAATATATTTTTACTGATTCTTTATTAGGTTCATTTTTTAAAACTTCATTCATTTTAGATAATACTTCTAATCCAATATCTAATTTTTCATTTTCAATATGAAATCTAAAAAATAAAAGGGGAGCATGATATAATGTATAAAAAAATAAATAAAAATTAAAATATTCAATACTTAACTGTAATTTTTTTTCATTACCATAAAGGTTAAAATATCTTTTATTATGAAGTGGAAATGGTGTTTTTTTTTTAGCCATTGTAAATAACTCTAGTTTTGGACGTAAATATTCATAATAATCTCTTTCTTCAGGAGTTTTCATATATTTATTTGACTTTTCCATAATAATAATTTCATATAAATAGAAATAATACAAAAGAGTCATTGAATCAGCAAAAATATATTTATTTTGATCCTTATTATCAAAATTTTTTTTATAAATATCTGATAGTTCATTAACTGGATGTTTAAAACGAATTCTCATTTCATGTTCTATTCCTAATCCCCATGTTATTTTAGTTCGTTTTGCATTTGTATTTTTATTTGTATTTTTATATGTATCTATATTCATATATACTTAATTTCTATACAGATAAATATTTTTGAAAATTTAGGATTTTATATTATATTAATTACATTAGTTACAGATTCTAAAGCACCTTCTATCCAACCCTGTGTTTCAGAATAATTTTCTCCACATATATACAAATCCATATCTTTAATTGGTTTTATTATTTTTTTTGATATAATTTCACTATTTTTATTTTTTTTCCAAAATCCAATTGCACATTTCCAATAAGATAATTTTGTAAAAATAGGTTTTGGAATTTCAATATCTAATGTTTTTTTGGTATTTTCTTTTAACTTATCATTTACTTCTAAAATTCCACGAGTTTTATATAATTTTTGCCAATAATCTGCAAATTTGCTATCTGAATATGAAATCATAATTAAACCAGATTCTTTATCAATAGGAATAATATAACGAGATTTATTATTAGTTGTTAATTTATATATATTATTAAACCATACTGTATTATTATCAGACTTAGGAAAAATAGAATAAATTCTACATAATGATTTATAATTAATGCTATTTAACATTTTTTGAATGCTTTTTTGTTTTAATATATTAAATACTAATAAATCAGGTTTTGGAATAGCTAATACTACTTTGCGGGCTTTGAGTTTTTTTTGTAAACATTTTGTTGTTATATAAAATTTATCTATATATTTGATATCAGTAACATTTGTATTTAATTTTATTTTTCCACCCAATTCTATAATTTTTTCTTTTAGACGCGAAATAATTTGATCCATTCCTCCTATTAAACTAAAAAATTTATTTTTAGGATTCATTCCATTTTCAAATAAATGTATTGCATTCCATGAATTCATTTTAATTAATTGTGCATAATAACCAAAAGAATCTAATATAAATTTTATTTCTGATTGACTTAATATTTTTTTAGAAAGTTCAATAAAAGTCAACTTTTGTAATTCTTCTTGTGTCATTTTTTTTGAAAAATCAATTACTTTATTGATATAAATAAAAGGAGATTTATGTATAAATTTTTGATCATATTTACCAGATGGATAAAACTTAATTTTTGCATTTATATTTATAATTTTATCTGATAATCCCAATTCATCTATTAGTTTAAGTAATTTTACATGTTTCGTATTAAATCGACCGGCTCCTTCTTCCCAACTATATTGAATATTATTTTTAGATGTACGATATGTTTTTATTCTACCGCCTAAATAATTATTCTTTTCAAGAATAAGTATCTTTAATTTTTTTGTATTATTGTTATTATTTTGTAATAATTTATAGGCAGAATATAAACTTGATATTCCACCCCCGATAATAATTATATCATAAATCATATTCTAATATAATATAATAAATACATTAAAATTATTTTGTTGTATAAAATTATATGGAATTAAATAAAAAAAATAATTCTGGACATATAAATTTTATTTCTTTTTTTTTATCTGCTTTATCAAGATTGGCATATGTAAAATCTGAAAAAGTATTTAATAAATATACACGAATTATTAAAAATATATCACCTGAATTATTATTAGATATTGGTAATTTAAAAGACGAAACAAAAATATTTAATGATATTGAAGTTTATAAAAATGTTGATAAGAATTTATTTTATGAATATGAAGGAATTAAATATATTAATTTTTTAAAATTAAAATTACCAAAGAAAATAAATGAAATTATTAAAAAAGATGATTTACTAAATGTAACAGATAGCAATGTTAAAATAATAAATTTAAATAGCTCTAATAGCTTACATATTTGTATTATTGCAGATAAAAGAATGCGTTCTATTTTTATTTTATTTAGAGGAACAAGTGATTCTAAAGCAATGACAAGTTGGTTGAAACCGAGTACATTTTCTCCAGTTAAAACATGTAAAGATAGTAATAATGGATTCTTACCTGGAATTTTTAAATTAAGTGCTGAATTATTGCATACTATTTATTATTCAGTTTGTTATTTAAGTAATGACTTTTTGAATGATGGAAATAAAAATAAAATAAAAATATTTACAACTGGTCACTCTTTAGGAGGAGGACTTGCTACTATATTTTCTTATTTATGGATTGGGATTCGTAAAAAAAATATAGATAAAATTGCAACTAAATTAAGTAATAGAATTATTTGTGTTAGTTTTGGATCACCTAAAGTAATTAATAAAAAATTAGCAAGTGAAGGATATTTAGAATTATTAAATAAAAAAATGATTTTATATAAAAGAGTTGTTTCAGTTGGTGATTTTTTTACAAATAATCCATTATTATTTTATAAACATCCGGGAACAGTCGATTCTAATGGATTCAAAAATGTAATAGGTCGACAAAAATATGATATATACTGTTTAAATACATTAAGTTATGATAAAAAAGAATATTATATTGATTATACTAAAAGTTGCTTATGTGGTTTTAAAAATGATAGATCAGATCCAGTAAATAAAATTGGTATGGAACCGCATGGAAATTATGTTTATATTACTTATCATAATTTATTTAAAGGTAAGTTTAAAGATATGAGAGATATACAAAAAAGTGAGTATGAAGATACTATATTAAGAATTATGATATCTTATTCTGAAAAAAGATGTGTAAATAAAGTTGGATATTTATTTTTAAATGATATTCGAAATGGAATACCACGCGAATATTATAAACCGAAAAGAAGTATTTCTTATTTTAAAGTAGTTTATAAAGAAGATTTATGTATGAATCAAAAGTTATTTAAATTTATATTAGGAAAAATGAAAGATTTAAAAGTAATAAAAAAAGAAACAGAGGATAATATATTGAAAAAAAAGATTGAAAAAGAGAATTCATATATTAGTAGAGGGCGCCCAGTAATTGATATAACTCCTATATTATATCCTAATAAAAAAGTTATTATTAGTGATAAACTATGGGAAAAGAATAAGAATATTAATTTTATTTGTTTGACAAACTTAATTAGGTGAATATCTCTTAATTTCATTTTTTATACTGATTTTTAGATGAGATTTTATAGATATTTCTTCTTAGCAGCCTACCTTTCATTATATAGTGAATAAAAAAGTGAATAAAAAATTATATAAAAATAAAATTTTAATATAATTTAGTATAAAATGAAGGAAACTCTATATGAAGATTTAGAACCTGGGAAAACATATTATATAGAATGTTTAACAGAAGATGAAAATAAAAATTATATTCGAAATATGAGTGTTGAAAAATTAATAGCAACTTTTGTAAAACACGAAGAAATTGAATATAGTAATGGTTTCAAATTTGCATTTTTTAAAGAATTTCGTAGTATTAGAGAAGATGTAAAAAAAGGATATGATGTTAGATTAGGATTATTATGGAAATTTTATGAAGTTCTAAAACATAAAATTCAAAATAATATGGAAGAGCGAGGATGTAATTTAATATTGCGGAATATTATTGGAGATCCACACTTTTTATATTAATCTCTTCTATCTTATTATTTTCTTTTTTTTTAATAATAATAAGTTTTTTCATATCATTTATTTCTTCAGATTGATTTTTTATAATAACGGATGTTAAAGCTTTAATTGCAGAATTTTTTGTTTTATCTTTTATTTCATTTAATAATAATAATTCTGAAGAATGTTTTTCAATTAAATTGCGTAAAAAATTATTATCATTTATACCAATTTGTTTTTTATACAAAAGGACTAAAATTAGGATAAAACAAATACAAACAGAATAATATGTAGTACTAATTGTAAAGTTATAAATATCGTGAATAATAATTTGTAATAATACTATAAAAAATGCCATGATTAAAGAAATATATATTTTACCTAAACTATGATTTACATCTTGTAATTTATAGGTTGTAATATAACTTATAATAAAATATTGAGTTAAAAAGGATCCAATAAACATAATTGAAATAGAATAAAGAAGATTCATTATTATAAACAAATATTTTTTAATTTATGAAAATTAAAAATATTTATTAATATTAGATGAATAAAAAAAAAGATTCAATAAAAGATAATAAAAAAGATATAAAAAAGGATAAAAAAAAAGATAAAAAA